GATAGCTACGATGAAACAAAAAACATTCTCAACCAATACAACAGAAAATACTGAGGAGGAGAGAAATGACACGAGATCAAAAAATAGAGACCCTCAAGACCGAATTTCGTCCATTATGGGAGATGGCCCTCAATTTGAGCGAGGGCGATTACGACATCGCTTTCACGCTTATACAAGACGCCGTGAAGGCTCACGATGAGGAACTCGCTGAGAAGTATCAGGATTATATCACGGCGGGATATGACGCGAATTGGGGAAACATAGCCGACAACCATTGAACAGGTTGCAGATTGACGAGGCGAAGCGCACACTCTCCTGACCATCCGAATCAGGGGAGTGTGATGGCTAAAAGCAAAATACAGGTTGCGGGTCAGATCGTCTGGGACGAGCGCGGCGTTTATTTCATGGCGGCGAAGGACTTTGATAAGCGTCACATCGGCGAGCAGTGGAACATTATGCGGGCGGCAGAGAGGGCCGTGAACAGGATTGTGATGCGTCTGACTGATGATCTGTCTGATTATAACCGGAGCCTTGGTGATGACGCACCGGAGAATTGACATCGTGGACGAGTTTACGATGCTGAGGAAAGAAAACGACAGGTTGAAGAGGCGATTGGACCGAATAGAAGTCCTGTTTAATCAGGCGCAAAATCTAGTTGAATTGGTAAAGATTGAAGTGATTGACATAAAGCGTAACGTTGAAACAATGGAAAGCGAGATGAAAAATGGAAAACTCGTGTAGCGATGGAATGAGTTGGCTCGTTTTGTTAGTGAGTGCCCCGCTTCTGATTATGTTGTGGCTGATGATGGCGGGAGCGGCAATGGTTTGGTGGCGGTTTTTTGTTAATCCGGGGATGGACAATGGCGAAATCCGCTAAAAAATCTCAAAAAGACAAAGAATTAGAATACGCCATGCAGTTGGGTAAGCTGATTCAAGACGAGGTGAACCGCATCATGGAAGCGGCACCAAGCAAGGATAAGGCGTTGGCGCTCACGGCAATTATGAAGGCTTTGACGGTGTCGTGGGTGAACATCATGCGGTCACTGGACGGAGAAATGTTGCCGTCGGTGCTGATGCTGTTGGAAATCTGGAAATCAATGGAAGAGGCCGATTTGGAACAACTGACACAGGGGAGGATGCATTGAGCAACATGTCAGGCGAAGACGAGATCAAGCTATTCAACGATGCGGGCGCGGCATTGCATGATGTAATCTACAAACATGGCTTTGTGGATGACGTTTTAGATGAGGAAAAGTTTGAGATAACTTTGAAATCATTGATGTTTTTTACGATCCGCATGGTGTATGATCAGCAGATACCTGAGGCCACGATGGTGGCTTATGTGCGTGGTGTCTACAATGATTTGAACCGGATCGCTGAGGGAAGGGACGCTCGTGCCGAGACCATCGCCACTCTCACCGAACAGTGACAGTGTTCTCATGGCGGCAACCTACGAACGCCGCGAATGGGATCATTACGAGACTGAAGAGTGGGTGACTGAGGTATTGTTGCGGCATGAATCCTTCACCAATGTGTGGGAACCCGCTGTCGGCAAGGGCAAGATTGCCAAGGTGATGCAGAAGCGCGGGGCCGATGTGTATGGCTCCGACATCATGGACTACGGGTTTGGCTATGATGTGGGCGATTTCTTGCTGACATGGGGGAATGCCGATCGGCGGGATATTGTGACCAACCCGCCGTTTGCTGAGGACTTGGCGGACAAGTTTATAGAGCATGCTTTGCTTTTGACCCGTCCCTTTGGCGGCAGAGTAGCGATGCTTCTGAGGAACGAATTTGACTGTGCAAGCAGTAGACGGAGCATATTCGGTCAGCCCCCGTTCGCCTGTAAAATAGTCCTATTGAAGCGACCCCGATGGGTAGCAGATACGACAGGATCACCCCGGCATAACTACGCTTGGTATATCTGGGATTGGTCTTGGGGCAAGGAGCCGACCATTGTCTATGATAAGTGAGGGGGAAGACATGGCAAAAAAGATGATTCCGACTGAAGCGATCAATGCTGAGTTTGATCCGGCAGGGTTCCCGCCCAAGTTCCAGAAAAAACTGGAAGAAAAGATGCAGGAGGATTTGGCCGACATTCAAATGGAAAACGAGCGGCTCCGGCAGATAATTGAGGACTTTAAAAAGGTTCAGAGCGACTTCCAACGATCTCAGAAAGAGCAGCAAGAGAAGATCGCCGACATGTATGAGCGCATCAAAGGCTATCAAGAAGAAATACGCACCTACGCGCATGAACGACTGACTTTGAGGCAGATCATTGTAGATGGATTACGGCGTGACTGACTTATGCTCAAATGTGGAATAAGTCTGGCGTTACAATTGTATTTTGAAATTACAAATGTAAGGCAGATCAAAGTGTTATGTTATAACATTACATAGCGGGCTTTTTGGACGGGAAATGGCGAAAAAGACAAAGGCAGTAATGGGCAGGCCACAGCATGTTCCTTCGGAGGGGAACAGAGCAATGGTCCGCATTCTCGTCGCGGCGGGATTAACGCATGAGGAGATTGCCACGCATCTCAGGATCAACCGGAAAACATTGACCAAGCATTATCCCGAAGACTTGGAAACAGGTTGGATTGGCAAAATGCATGATGCCGCCCAAACCGTATTTGATGAAATGACGAGTAAGACGAGCGAAAAGCGGCTTGATGCGGCAAAGTTCTTCCTGTCTCGGCGTGGTCGCGGTCTGTGGTCTGAGCAGAAGAACATTGAGGTGTCCGGTCCAAATGGCGGAGCGATTCCCGTTGCGCCGATTGATCTGAACACCATTGATGTTGATGACTTGGAAGTCGTGTACGAAATCCTTGCGCCCGCCTTGTTGTCAGGGCCAGTGATAGACGCAGAGTTGGAAGATGACGACGGCGACGCTGACGAAGCCTAAGCGCAAGTTTACCAAAGAACAGCTTGCCTATATTTTGGCCCATGCGCCGACCAATATGGCGGAGCGCAGTCTGTATAAGTTTGCCGAATTTGCATGGAGTACAATTGACCCCGCGCCTTTCGTTGGCGGCGGCTTTGCCATGCAAGCGGTCTGCGATCATCTTGAGGCATGCGCTAATGGACACATCCGTAACCTGATTATCAACATCCCGCCGCGCTTTTCTAAGTCCACGCTCTGCGGCGTTCTGTTTCCGGCATGGGTTTGGATACAAGAGGAAAGTCTGCCCACCAAAGGCAATGGCGTCCAGTTTCTCCATGCATCTTACTCGCAGAACCTTGCGCTTCAGGATTCGCTCAAGTGCCGCCGTCTGGTGGAAAGTGAGTGGTATACGAAACAATGGGGATCGCGGGTCCAGATCACATCGGACCAGAACACAAAGAGCCAGTTTGACCTCGCCTCTGGCGGCAGACGCAACACCGTCTCGGTCGGCGGTTCCACAACGGGTATGGGCGGTAACTACCTGATTGCTGACGATCCCAACAATGCCCGCGAAGCCAACTCTGAAGCGGTGCTTCTGTCTACGTTAGAATGGTGGGACATGGCATGGTCTACGCGTCTGAACGATCCAAAGACAGGCGTGAAGATCGTCGTCCAACAGCGGCTAAATGATCGGGATGTCACGGGTCACATCCTGACCAAGGACATCGGCAACTGGACGCACCTGATGTTGCCAATGCGGTTTGAGCCGGAACGTCGCATCTACACGATCCTGTTGCCGCCAGAAGCAGACCCCAAGGGCGATGGCGTCATGTGGACCGACTTGCGCGAGGAGGAGGGCGAGTTGCTCTGGCCTGAACGCTTCGGCGAGGATGAGGTTGCCGAATTGGAGAAGACGCTCGGACCATACGGTGCGGCGGGTCAGTTGCAACAGCGACCACAGCCTGCGGGCGGCGGCATCATCAAGCGCAACTGGTGGATGCCATACGATAAGCCTGTCTATCCCGACATGTCGGTAAACATCGGCTCGGTGGACTTGGCCTTCACGAGCAAGAAAGAGAATGACTTCTCGGCCATGACATGTTGGGGCGTGTGGCGTGATTCGGGCGAGACCACGGCATTGTCCGTGCGGGACATGTCTGGCCAGATCATCCGTGAAGTGAAGTCTGAGAAGGACGCCGACATCCCGAAGATCATCATGACTTACGCATGGGCCGAGCGTCTTGAGTTCCACGAGTTGATTGAGAAGATCATCACGACCGCACGTGAGAACAAACTGGACATCTTGCTGATTGAGAACAAAGGCCCCGGCATATCGGTGGCACAAGAAATCAAGCGGCTGTGCGGCATGGAAGAGTTTCAGGTCCGGCTTGTTGACCCCGGTGATTTGGACAAGGTGGCTCGTCTTCACTCGGTCGTGCATCTGTTCTCCGAAGGTTTGGTCTATGCGCCGACCAAGGCAGGCGATCCCGATACGTGGCGCATCTGGGCTGACCGCGTCATCACCGAAGTGGAATCATTCCCAAAGGGTGTCCATGACGACTTGGTGGATACCGTCAGTCAGGCCATCAGCTATATGCGTAAGCACGGCATGATTGAGCGTGGCGTAGAGCGATCATTTGAATTGGCCGAGAGTCAAAAGTTCATGGGGAATGCCGGAAACGTTCCGTTGTATCCTGTTTAGCCAGTTTATATTGTTGACCGATTGACAGAACAAAACTGGGAAACTGATGCTAACGGTCAACAAAATCCAATCATGGGAATGTGAGCAGTGGGTGCTACGGAAGCACTACGCCAAGCGCATGCCGCCAATCTCATATGCCTACGGCCTGTATGACGATAAAGAACTCATCGGCGTCGTGACCTACGGATCGCCGCCATCCCGCCCGCTCTGCGTCGGTGTGTGTGGCAAGGAGCATGCGGACAAGGTCTTGGAATTGAACCGCCTCGTTCTTGCAGACAATCACAAGAACCATGCGAGCATGCTCGTCGGTCGGTCACTTCGTCTGCTCCCGCCGCCAAAGATCATCGTATCATTTGCTGATACCAAACAGGGCCATGTCGGCTACGTCTATCAGGCGACCAACTGGCTCTACACCGGACTGAGCGCGGCACGTAATGACCGCGTGTCGGAGGGCGATGGTCGGCACCCACGGACAGGCTTTGATCCGAATGGCACCCTGATCCCGTGCAGTGCCAAGCACCGATATGTCTTCTTCGTCGGCAACCGAAAGGACGTCAAAGACCTGAAAGCATGCTTGAACTATCCGCCTCAGCCATACCCAAAGGGCGACAGTGCGCGCTATGATTCGTCAGGCGATGTGCAGACGCAGATGAAGTTACTTTGATTTTACATGTGGAGAACGCATTGAACCTGTGAGACAGGTTTAGTATGTTGAATGCGTCAAGAACGTAGGAGGTTCGTTTGACGTATAAAGTAATAAAGAACATTCCGGTGCCGCCGCCAAAGGTGGTGCCGAACAAGTATCCATTTAATGCAATGGAAGTTGGTGACAGCTTCTATGTGCCTGATATGGATGTGACGAACATCAACTCTCTGCGCCAATCTTGTTACTACCATGCCCGTCGGTATGGAGCGAAGTTTCGCGTCATTAATGAAGGCAAAGGATTTCGCGTATTTAAAATAGCCTAAACAAACCAATGCAAAACTGTAAAAGGAAACAACATGCTTGATAAAACAGCGAAGAAAGAAGTCATCAACATCACAGCCCCGAACATCCAACGGGCTGAGTTTAAACTAAAAGGCACGGCTCCATTTGTCATGGCTCGGTTCTCCGAGAAGGCGAAGCGCATGATGATGGAGAAAATGGCGGCGGGGAGCCAAGCAAAAAGCAAGAAGGTCCGTGACGCTCGTGACTTTGATCAGGATGTGCGTGACGCTTTGCATCTTGGTCTCAAGGGCAATGCAGGCATTCCGGCAGGTGCATTCCGCAATGCCATGATCTCGGCATGCCGTCTCGTCGGCTTCAAGATGACGCTAGCCAAGCTATCTATCTTCATTGAGGCGGATGACTTTGACGTTGTGGACGGCGTTCCGCTTGTGAACATTCAAGGCGATTGGGAGCGCATGGATATGCACACGCGCAATGCAACTGGCGTTGTGGATATACGCTGCCGTCCGATGTGGCGTGAGTGGAATGTCAATCTGCGTGTGAAGTGGGATGCGGGTCAGTTTTCGCTAACAGACATTACGCACTTGCTGATGCGCGCAGGTGTTCAAGTTGGACTTGGTGAAGGGCGTCCTGATTCCAAATCATCAAACGGTCTTGGCTTTGGGACATTTGAAATTGAGGGAGCAGAATGATTATTGAGGCAATCAAGGAAGAACTTGAGTCTCTCGTAGTAGACGGCGCGCTTGATCCTGAGCGCGTCGTTGAGGCGGCACGAAACCCCAACTCAAGCATGCACGGTCAGTTTGATTGGGATGACAGCACAGCGGCACACGAGTATCGGCTTTCGCAGGCTCGTGCGCTGATTAAGCGGGTGAAGGTAAATGTGATCCGGTCAGACAATGAGATTGTCCGTGTTGCGTCTTACATTCGCTCGCCAAGTGGATCAGGTTACGAATCAACACAGCACGTTGCAGTCCGGCATGCTGATCGTCTGGCGGTGGTCATTATCACATTGGCTACATGCACAACGATGCTTCGTAATCTGGCGGCTCCTGAGGTTGATGAACTCATCAGCCGGATGGAAACGTTGCGCGCGTTCCTATTAGCGGAGCGTGATGCAGCGTAGGCTTCGCCCGTCCGCGCCCGGCCCTGACTGGCCCGGTTTGGATCGGTGAGGCATGATGCAGCAAGGCAGGCGTG